AGAAAAACCATGAAATTATTTAAGAAGCACACAGCAGGAATGAAACAGTACAAGAAATTTAAGAAGTGCATCGGCATGATCGGAAAGATTGAGGAGAGCGCAGATACAAAGGAAGCTGCACTCACAGCCGGCTACATAATCGGAGTAGTGAAGGAAAGACACGACAAGAGACTCATCACCGATAGCATGTTCAACACGCTCAAGGAGCTGACAGATATCATGCTTCAGGATGTGAATGAGCGCATGGAGAGCGACACACCATATATTATGCAGATTGAGGCATAAAAAAGACCGGTCGGGAAAATCTGATTTCCTGACCGGACTCTGCGTGAAAAAATAACAATAAAAAGAAAAAACCATAAAAATATTATAGCACAAAAAGAAGGAAAATCCATATGCCTAAATATACAAAATATCTTGAATTTTCACAAATAGAGCGCACTGCCATCATGGAGCGCGACAATTACAAATGCATATTCTGTCAGATAGGCTATAAGATGCCGCCGGCAGAAGTCCTTTCGAGAAGCGTAATGGACATAATGCACTACATACCACGCTCTTCAATGGGACTTGGCATCAGACAGAACGGAGCAGTCGGATGCCGGTACCACCATCATATGCTGGACAACGGCAACAGTGGAAATAGAAAAGATATGCTCGGCATGTTCAGAGCATATCTGGATGAGTTTTATCCGGATTTTACGGATGCAGAGCGAAAATACGATAAATGGAGTTTTTTAAAGGAGAAACCATATGTTTGATAAGTTTGGAGAATTTGATTCGTTTAGTGAGATAAATGAGCTTGCAGAAAACCTGCTTAACGAGGGTGACATAGAATCCCTCAAGGTAGTGGCAAAAGAAAATGGAATACAGGCTGACTTCGTGGACCTGTACGCCAACGGAGAAATCCCGGAGCTGTGCGATAAGCTCACGGCGGCACTTGGCAAGATTGATGTCGAGGCAGCAGAGCTTAAGCCAAAGGAAATCATGGAGGACTGGGTGGAGTACCTAAGAGGACAATGCATGGAGAATGAGCTCCTGGCTCACAATGTCAGAAAGAAAGGCAAAACATTGAAGGGCTGTATAGCCGCCATTCTGATGTGGTCCTTCAAGAATCAGCAGACGGTGGACAAGGATATCATCAAGGCAGCAGGCGTATCGGCGAGCAAAGTCACGCTCGGTATCCCGGGTATGGCAAGAGCCAAGAAGATAATCACTGACTACTACATGGGAAAGTAGGTACCACAGATGAAGGAAAAAACAATAGAAAAAATACCATACCTAGGGCTACAGAAGATAAGCAGAAAAAAATCTGTGAAGTACATTGGGGTTACTGCAATCAAGATTATAGGACATAAAAAACACCTGCTCCTTGAGGTATATGAAAATAAAAAGGAGTCAAAAAAGATTCCTGTAGTTAGAATTGCACTTACCAAGAAGGATTTCGGCACATACTGGCCGGACAAACATGTATGGACACGCCAGCAGGTTTCGACTTACAGACCTATATGGATGGAAACACACACCGGGGGAATGCTGACAGATGAAAATATACTGCAGAGCCCGGAAGACCTTGAGAGGATAAAGACCTTTTGCGGCACCAAGCTTTTTGACGCTTCTTGGTGGTGGGAACACATATCAAGATACGAGGCCGACATAACATCAACAGAAAGGGTAAACAGAGTAGAGCGAGAGCATAAGAGGCGCCAGGAAGCGCTGAAGGACAGACAGGCAAACACCAAAGCGCTACCTGAAAAAGCAATACTGTACAGAGCCGATCACGCGTATTTCAATGATGAACACTTTCTATATTACAAGAAGCATGGAAGCCGGGCTGACATAGCCTGCAGTAAGTGTGGCGGTGTGACCACTGCAAGATGGAAAAGCAGTGGAGCATACGAGGACCAGTTTGAGAGAAACATAGAAGAGCCGCGAGAGAACAGCTTCGGCACATGTCCTATGTGTGGTGCACGCGGACAGTACAAGTGCAAAGGAAAAGTAAAAGGCAGCATCAGAAAAACCCGGTATCTGTTTCTTGGCCAGAAATATAAGGACAATGGTTTTGTTATGAGATACATACAAGTAGAGAAAGAGTGGACACTCGGCTTCATTGCAGGCGAAAACGGCAATGAAATGTACAACGCATATGAAAAGCTGTCGGGGGTTGAACTGGCAAGGGCATATTTCGAACCCGGCAAAAAGGTGCAGGTTGACTACAACAAGCATGATCCGTATGTAGGAAAAGACTTTTGGGATGATTGCAATCTGTATGGCTTGTCAAGCATCAGAATCAATTCCGGGCCAATCCTGCCGGAGACATATGATGAGATGACAGGGACCATGTTTCGATACAGTGCTATGAAGGAATACACAAACAGCCTCATGAGCGTATGCAATCCGGTTGAGTACCTTGAGTGCTACATGCGCACACCTCAGCTTGAGATGCTTGTGAAGATGCACCTGATAGGAGTGGCTGAGAGGCTTGTCAAATGCCAGTATGGAATCATCAAAGACGAAACAGCAACAAGGCCGGATGAGTTTCTCGGCATCAGAAAGGAAAAGCTTAAGCTGCTTATCAAGGAAAAAGGAGATATAAGTCTGCTGAGGGTTCTGCAGATGGAGAAGAGAGCCATGGAGAACTGGACAGATGAACAGGTGCAGCAGCTGGCAGAAACCGGACTCACATACACACAGGTCGTGCTCGCAGAGAAATACATGACATTACAAAAATTTTTAAACCGCATAAAGAAATATGCATGCTGTGATTACGGAGGCTGCAGTCAGTCGGTATACAGAATCAGACACATGGCCTCTACATACGCTGACTACCTGAGCATGAGAGAAGACAGAGGCTATGACCTGACCAACACGGTATATCAGTTCCCACGTGACCTGGATGAAGCCCACGAAAAGATGGTGGAAGAGGTCAATAAGGAAAAACTGGACAAGCATTTGAAGGATGTTGCGGCGCGCTTCCCGAACATTCGACACAGCTACAGGAAGTTGAGAAAAAAATATTATTACGAGGATGATACATACATCATCAGACCGGCAAAGTCAGCAGAGGAAATAGTAACAGAGGGACGAGTACTTCATCATTGTGTCGGAGGAGATAACTACTTAGGAAAACACAATCGGGGAGAGACGTACATACTTTTTCTGAGGTTCAAGGACACACCAAATATGCAATATGTCACTGTCGAGATTGATTCCGAGGTGCCGAACATACTGCAATGGTATGGAGCTCATGATAAGAAGCCTGACCAGGAGAACATACAGAAGTGGCTTAACGCTTACATACGAATGCTTGTGACAGGAACACTGAGGACAGCAGCAACTACAGCAGATATGCCGGTAATGGCTATAGCATATACAGCATAGGAGGATATATGGAATACGTGCAGATGACACTTGATGACTGGGTGCAAATGAAACAGAAACTGAGGCAGGAGCTTATAGGAGTGAAGCAGAGTTTCGTGAGAATAGGCTATGCGCTCAGACAGATTGACGACCAAAGGCTTTATGAGAATGACGGCTACAAGAGTATAGCAGAATTTGCTAAGGCTGAGTACGGACTTGAGGCATCCACCACAAGCCGATTTATGAGCATCAACCGCGAATACTCGATTGATGGATATTCGGAACACTTGAGGCCAGAGTATACGGACCTTGGAAGAAGCCAGCTTGAGGAAATGCTCAAGCTCCCCGACTCTGACAGGCAGATGATACAGCCTGAGGCATCAAGAGAGGACATAAGAGAGCTAAAGAGATTCAATAAGACCGAGCCTGCAGCGGGTGTGGCAGATGACACAAGCCAGCTGATAGAGAAATTCTTTGAGGAGAACAAGGATATCCTCAATGAGGTGTACTCAAACGAGTTTGATGAGGAGTCAATGAGCCGATTTGCAGAAATTGTAAATCCGGCCGGAAACCGCTCATTCAAAAAAGGTCTTTACTTTATGATGATGTACGAGAATCGCGTCACAATCAAGAAGTTTGGAGACACGCCAAAAAATATGTCATGGTGGGAATTCTACCAGGTTATGCGCTCTATCTTTGATGAGGATGCAGCAGGCACCAGAACGTGGCAGAACCATTTCGGAGGAGACAATGAAGCACAGGAAAATGAGCCGACAGGAGAGCATACTACAGCAGAAACTCCTGAGCCAGAGGATGACAATGCAGCAGTTGGAGAAGCTGGCACTGATGAGGTCGAAGAGACTGAATCGGGAAGCGTGGCAGATAATGAGCCGGCTCCTGGAGCAGGAGAAGAGCATAAGAATGATTCCACCGACGGAGATACAGACTGCAGAGAGGATAATAGAGAGCCTGCGGACAGGCCCGAGGAACAGACAGGAGAAAAGAGCCTTGGAGAGCAAATTGCGCCGGCGCAAAAATCCTCGCAAATCCTTGAAAAATCAGAGTCTGAGAGCATCGAAAAGGAAGAAAATGAAGCCCAAAGCATAGAGGAAAATGAGCCAGAGATAGAGGACGAAAAGCCAGAGACAGAAGTCATAGAAGCATGCATGACAAGAAGAGAATATATGAACACTCTTACGGTGGCAAAATTGGCTGATTACATAGCAGAGGAGCATCACAGTGGCCACTTATTGGCATCAGATTTAATTTTTCCGGAGAAAATCAGACAATGGCTCCGCGACAAGGTTGACAGATATGGAGAAGCACAAAGTTAGGAGGCAGAAAATGTTTATAGATTGCGCAAAACTAGAAAAAATTTTAAAAACTGATTACAAAACGTGGGGTGTCAAGTTCGGTCTCACAAAGAAAGGCATGTACATCCTAAACGGTACCGGCTGGATAATAGAAGCCGACAACACAAGAATCACAAAGGAATTTTTAGGTACCGTAATCAAGACATGCGGTCTTGCACCGGAAAAGGGCGAGTTCATGACATACCAGAAAGGACACGACCCACAGTTTGAAACGGAAAGAAAACCACTCCTGTGGGACATGGCGGAGGATACAAAGGAAGCACTAATCTCACCGATTAAGATCATGCAGAACGACAATATGATGACAGTAGTAAAGACACCGGGCGGAGCACGCCTCATCAACGATGCGCGCTTAGCAATGGTCAACCCAGATAAGTGCCGCGATGACGAAAATCCACCAAGCACCTTTGCAGTGCACGGAGACTGGCTCGTGTCATGCAATGACGAGATGGCAGTCGGAATATGCTTCACGAGTCCTGTCTACAAGCCGGAGCTTGAGGTCTTAAGACTCCTCTCAGGAGTGGATTTCTACTGGATAGAGACACCACACTATGAGCTATAGGTTGAAACACCTGCGAAAGCGAAAGAAACCTGGCATGCGAATTATTTATATCACGAAAAACTGATTTGTAAGCCATTTATACACAAGGGAGCCCTTACCCAGCTCCCTTTGCCTCAGGAGGATGACATGACAAGTGGTTATATGATTAAAATTTTCTTTCGTGATGGAAGAACAGAAGAAAATTACTGTGATTATTATGAAAAGAAAAATGGATTACTTACATATTATGTCAGATTTGGAGTAGAAAGTGGAGAACACAATATTCCATACGACTTAATCAATAAATTTATTGTAACAAGGTAACAATTATGGGAAGGAGCAGTAATGAAGAGATTAACAAGTAACAAAGAAGTATCTGATATGTCAATGATTGAACTGGCACATAATAGTTGCTATGCAGATGATAAACGTAACGCAAGGTACAGAGATTATGATTTAGACATTGACAGTAGACAGCTCGTAAGAAATCTTATGAAAGATATGTGCGGTGAAGACTTAAGCGATTTGTCAGACGAAGAATTTGATGAGTATATGGGTTCCGTGCTTTCGATTGAATTGGATAGCGAAGTTGGACTTTTTGCATTGTTTTATCGCAATTTGTGGGCTATGGCAAATTTAAGAGAAACACTGAAAAAATATGAGGACCTAGAGGAACAGGGCAGACTTGTTAAATTGCCTTGCAAGGTGGGAGATATGCTTTATTATCCCGAAAAGTTATTTGATATAGTTGTACCAGTAAGGCTAAACGAAATTATCATATCCTTTTTGGGTATTGATACATATTCATATCAGTATAATTGTTGTAGTTTTGACGAATGCGGAGATGTTTATGAAGAATATGATTTTGACACAAACGACTTTGGAAAAAGTATATTCCTCACAAAAGCAGAAGCCGAAGCAAAACTGGAAGAATTAAGAGGTGAAGAAGGATGACAGCATGGAACCCTAAACACATAGTGAAAGTATCAACCAACAAGATGCCATGCGCATGCATAGACTGCTTTTTTTGG